AAACGAGATAAAACAGATGCCAACGCCGCAAATAGTTCGGCACAATCACAAGTATCGGGGTAACATATGAGTATATTTTCTAGAATTAGTACAGACTTAGGTGAAGTTAAAAAACTTGCAAGCATTGCACACCTTGGTAACGGCATTAGCATTGATGCTGCCAAATCTTTAATTTCAAAACAATTAGGTGCCGTAACATCTGGACTCACTGGCGCAATTACTACAGCAACAAAATTAGCAGGAACGGCAACAAAATTATTAGACACAGCTAGTAAAATTAGCGGAGCTAATCTTCCCAGCCCAGTACCTTCAGCGCCAGTAGTTTTTAGTACTCCTCCTATAATTAAAATTGGGTGCAGTAAAACCCAGCTAGTAGTTGTAGCAAACAACCAAGACTCTATATATTTTAGTTGGGAAATTATAGGGGCTACCAGTTTTTCAATTGTTGATTCGCGTCCTTATATAACATTGCTACAAACCAACCCAGGACAATTTGGATTTGGCCCAATTACTCCTACATTAGGAGGATCAGATTTTAAAGGTGCTAGCTTTACTATCACTGCTTCTAACAGCCGTGGAACTACAGTTGAATCAAGACAGTGGACACTTGTTCAACCGGCTACTTAAAAGAGAACTTATATGGCAGATACTCCTACGGAATTAACACCAAGCATAGAACCAGTTATAGGAACAGCAATAGAAGTTCCAAAAGACTATTGGAAAGCCTACTCAACAAATAAAGATGTGTTTGATAGACCCCCGCCTCCTGCGGACTCAGAAGATCAAGCCAATGCTTAACATAAGGAATAATCATGGCATCAAACAGTAATTTATACGATAAAATTGTTTTACCAGCAGTTAGACAACTCACAGATAGCCCTACAAAAATGTATAAAGGGTTTAGCACTATTAGTGGCAATACAGAAAACTATAATCTTTATGATTTTGATTTAATCAAACAAGACATATTAAATCATTTTCATGTCAGACAAGGGGAAAGACTGATGAACCCGGCTTTCGGATGCGCCATTTGGGATATATTATTCGAGCCATTAACCGAGGCTGTGAAAGATATCGTGCTGAAAAATGTTAATACTATAGTTAATTATGATCCTAGAGTACAAGCAGAAAATGTTATAGTAACTTCTTATGATACTGGAATTCAGATTGAATTAACCTTGCTTTATGTGCCCTATAACCTACAACAAACGTTACAATTACAATTTGACCAGACCAACGGCTTAGTAGTGCGATAAACTACGCACATATTCTTTACAAATAAATACACTACTAGGACAATTAAATGAGCTCAACTGATAGACAAAATAATCTGCTAATTAATCAAGATTGGAAAAAAATATACCAGTCTTTTAAAAATGCTGATTTTCAAAGTTACGATTTTGAAAATTTACGCAGAACTATGATTACGTATTTGCGCACAAATTACCCAGAAGATTTTAATGACTATATTGAAAGCTCAGAATATTTGGCTTTAATAGATTTAGTAGCATTTGTTGGGCAAAGTGTTGCCTTCCGTGTGGACTTAAATGCCCGTGAAAATTTTCTAGAACTAGCGGAGCGCCGGGACAGTGTATTACGTTTAGCACGTTTAATTAGTTACAATGCTAAAAGAAATATACCTGCACAAGGGTTGTTGAAATTTACTACTATTCGTAGCACAGAAACTATTGTTGACAGCAACGGCAGAAATTTGTCAGGACAAGTAGTAACTTGGAATGACCCTGCAAATGCCAACTGGTATGATCAATTTATTAAAATAATAAATGCGGCCATGCCTTCAACACAACAATTTGGAAATCCATCTGCTAAAGATACAATTTACGGAATTCCAACAAGTCAGTATCGTTTCCAAACTACTAGTACTAATGTTCCTGTTTTCAGTTTTACTAAAACAGTAGCAGGGCGTTCAATGAACTTTGAAATCACCAGCACAACTTTTAGTGGTCAACAATACATTTATGAAGAAGCTCCTAAGTTAGGAAACAAACTTGCTTGCATTTATCGAGATGACGGCCAAGGCGCTGGCAGTAATAGCAACGGATTTTTCTTGAATTTTACACAGGGCACATTGAACATTGGTGCATTTACAATTACACATCCTAGCAGTAATGAAAGTGTAGATATCAACACAACAAACATTAACAATAACGATGTTTGGTTATATAGATTAAATCAAAATGGCGCCGAGTCGGAATTATGGACCCCAGTGCCAACTATATCAGGTAATAACATTATCTATAATAGTTTAAATAAAAACATAAAAAACATTTATAATGTTATTACACGAGCAAGTGACACTATTAGCTTGGCATTTAGCGATGGTGTATTTGGAAATCTTCCATTAGGAGATTTTAGAACATACTATAGAGTTAGTAATGGATTATCTTATGTAGTAAACCCTGCTGATGTTCGTAATGTTACAATATCAGTTCCTTATACTAGCAGAAAAGGCCAAACTGAAACTCTATCTATCACGATGAATTTACAAACTAGTGTTTCAAATTCTTCTGTGTCTGAAACTAATGCTAGTATTAAAGCCAATGCACCGCAAACATATTATACACAAAATAGAATGATAACTGCCGAGGATTATAATATTAGTCCTCTATCAGTTACCCAGCAAGTTGCCAAGGTAAAAAGTATTAATAGAACGTCTAGCGGTATTAGTAGATACTTTGATTTAAAAGACCCGACTGGAAAATATAGTTCGACAAATTTATATGCAAATGATGGAATTATATATCAAGATTTCTATTCTCAAATTACTACGTTCCAGTACGCAACTAAAGTTGATATTGAAGGAATAATTTATAATACAATTTATGAGTTATTACAAACTATTGATTTAAGAAATTTTTATTACAATAATTTTATTAATTTTTTAACTACTAGTCTTAATATTAGTTGGTACCAAGCTAGCTCTACAAGCTCTAGCAGTACTGGGTACATTGGAAATATTGTTGGGGCGATCCCCTTTCCAGTGGGCGGATACACTGCAACGGATTTAAAATATTTAACGCCTGGCTCATTGATTAGGTTTGTAGCCCCAACTGGTTACTATTTTGATAAAACAAATTCAAACAAATTAGTTTTTGGATCAACCGGAGCATTAGGCAGTGCGGATTATCTGTGGGCAGAAGTAGTTAGCGTTACCGGTAACGGAGTTCCAACTGTAGGCATTCCAGGCCCTATAATGTTGAATACAATCGTACCCGGCTCCGCAGTTATTTCACAAATTATTCCAAAATTTTCAACTACATTAAATTCTACAGTTATTACTACAATGATAGATTTAATTTTTAGTAATAGACCATTTGGACTACGTTACGATGGTACTACGCAAAATTGGCAAATTATTTTTGAAACTAATTTAAATCAATCATCTGCATTTACACTAGCAAAACAAGCAGATGCAACCAACACCAATCAAGATTCAAGCTGGATGTTATTGTTTACAACTGATAACGAAACATATACAATTACTACTCGATTATTAAGATACATTTTTGAAAGCGATTCCGAACTATCATTTTATTTTGATGACGATTTAACTATCTACGATAACACTACTAATTCAACAGTTAGAGATCAAATTAAAATTTTAAATATAAATCGACAACCTACAAAAGTTTATCCTTTTACTGAAGATTATGTATGGGATGTAACATCGGCTTATAGAGGCTTAGATGGATATATTGATAATAAAAAAATTGTTTTATCATTTGCGGATACAGATTATAACGGTGTAGTAGATAATCCTCAGCTATTTTTAGACATAGTAGATCCAACTACTTCTCCAACAACCAAATATATTGTTCAACAAAAATATTTTATTTCTACGGGCCAAGAAGATTATCGATATGTTGCTAATACTAATAATCTTATGATTGTTCTTAATTCAGAAAGTGAGCTGTTGTCTTACAACAACTATAAAGACGGCCAATATTTTTACTTTACTAGTACAGGTGTAGTAAAACAATTAAATATTGTAACAGGATCATTAATTCCAACATTAGATTACAAGGTCTTTGTTGGTAGAGATAATTTGAAATTTCAATACACCCATAGTGCAAACTATGAAAGTAGAATTGATCCAGGTGTAAGCAATATTATGGATGTTTACGTATTAACTAAGTCGTACGATACATCTTTTAGACAATGGGTAGACGGTGCTCCAATATCAGAACCATTACCACCTAGTTCAGATGAACTTAGTAATTTAATTGGCGCAACATTGGATGTTATTAAACCAATATCAGATGAAATCATATACCACCCTGTAAGTTATAGGGCATTGTTTGGAGTTTCTGCAAGTTCTGATTTACAAGCTAAATTTAAAGTTACAAAAAATATAAATTCAGTAGTGTCGGATAATGATATACAGTCTAGAATAATCACAGCAATTAATCAATTTTTTACATTGGATAATTGGAATTTTGGAGACACGTTTTATTTTACAGAGTTATCGACTTATGTAATGAATCAGTTAGCACCGGACATAACAAACTTTATCATTGTGCCTACACAAAGCGGATCATATTTTGGTAGTTTATTTGAAATATCCTGTCCTAGCGACCAGATTTTTATTAGCACTGCAACAGTTGCTAATATAGAAATTATCACCGGCATTACTAGCGGAAATATTAAATCAGTTACCGGAACAGCTCTTAACTCTGTCTCCAATCAAACTATTACTAGCGCAACATACGGAAATCTAAATGGCTGATATTACTAATCCTTTTGGAGATAAAAAACCGCTGTCGGTTGAACTTTTACCTAATTTTTATAAAACAGATCCTAATAAAAGATTTTTACAAGCAACTGTAGATCAGTTAATACAGCCTGGCGTTGTTAAAAAAATTAATGGATTTATAGGAAGACAGGATTCTAAAGCTACGGTCGGTACTGATATTTTTCTCAACGCGGCTACTACAGACAGACAAAATTATCAATTAGAACCTGG